ATAACAGGAAGTAGACAACAACACGATGTAAACGTGATTGAATTTTATTACGAAGAAAGGTGAAAAAAAGTGGACAATGTATTTTTAGAAAAAAGAATTGAAGAAAAAGCGAAAGAAGAGTTTAAAGAAGAATGGAATGATTTTGTAGATAAAATGTACCATCATCCTATTTTTAAACATATTACTATCAAAATTGACGGAAAAAACATTCCAATCGCTGCTTTTGGTATCAATTTCGGTGTCTTTAATCAAAAACAAGATGAAAATCCTAGAAATGAATTTTTAAATTTCGAAGAGGTGAAAGAAAAAGTGGTTCAAGAAAAAATCAAAGAAAAAACAGATGACTTGCTGCGTAGATTATCTTCTTTAAATTATTTATTCGAAAAGGAGGACTTTTAATGTTTAAGCTTCCAGAAAATAAACCTCAAGTACCAAAAGATACACCACGGAATTACTTTATTTACGGAGAGACCATGAGTGGTAAATCTTACCTCGCAAATGAGTTTCCTAATCCAATTGTTTTAAATACAGATGGAAATGCGGAAGCAAACAGCGTGCCAAGTATCCAACTATTAAATGATAAAGACAAATCTGGTCGAATCACTAATTCAGTGATTAAGCAGCTAGGAGAAATCCTATTAGCTCTACAAACGCAAGAACATTCATACGAGACAGTCGTAATCGATGTTATTGATGACGTTATCGAGATGATTAAAATTGCGGTGTGTGATGAACTAACTCCACCAGGGAAACCTCGATTGAAATCATTATCTGAAATCCCGTATGGAAAAGGCTACGACTTCTTTAACCAGGCAATTACGGAACTGGTTATTGACCTAAAAGCATTGCCGATGAATGTGATCTACATCAGCCGTCAAATTTCAGAATATGACGACAACGGAAATGCTACGAAAGACAAACCAAGCTTGAAAGATAAGTACGTGAACCTTATCAACGGGAATTCGGATTTAATGATCCACACAGAAAAAATCGGTAATAACTACAACCGTGAAGTGGACAGAAAACGTAAGACTTATTACGCAGACCAGGTTGATGACAAAGCGATTTTAAAAATCTTATCAACAATTAGAGGTGCAGTTGAACCACCTCGTAAACAACAAGCAGCAACAAAGTCAACTGCAAAACCAACAAAAAAAGAAACAGTTGAAGTTTCTAATAACGAAGACGAATTATTTTAAAACTAAAGGAGAAATGAAAAATGAGTTTATTAAGTATTGCAAAGAAAATTAAAGAAGATGGATTTGACCCTCGTAAAGATAGCGTAAACGGACCTGCAGCGTTACCAGCCGGTGACTACACAGTCGTATTAAAACGAGTACAATTCAACATTGCACCAAGTGGATGGGAAAGTTTAGGATTCACGTTTGAAGTTCGTGAAGGTGAATTTAACGGACGTACTGAATATGTATCTTTCGGAACATTATCCGAATGGAATGGAAAAGACCTATCTTGGTCAGTAGAACGAACAATTAAATTTTTTACAAAAGCGATTGAACTTGCTGGAGACAAAGTTATGAAGAACGACTTTGAAGACGGCAGAGCATTAGCTGATGCATTAGAACGTAAAGCAGTTGGTTCTTACTTCACATTAAAAATCCTAGAAAAAAAAGGAAAAGAGGACAAGGTATATCGCAACTATGATATTGAAGAAAATGCTGAAAACGAGATGAATACAGTTGTTGTAGAAGAAGACGATTTACCTTTCTAAAAATAAGGTGATCTCATGCATTCAATGAAAGAATATGCGCTGTTGTATCAGCAAAAAGGGTTCTCGGTCATCCCGATTAGTCCTACAACTAAAAGACCATTAATTGAATTTGCGGATAAACCACCTCTTGATGCTGATGGGATTAACGAAGTTTGGAATCAATATCCGAATGCGAACATCGCACTAAGGACTACAAACTTCTTCGTGATTGATATTGACAAGCACGGACAAACCAGTGGATTTGATTCATTGAAGAAATGGGAACATTTAAACCTAATCGAACCCACGCTTCAAGCAAAGACGGCATCAGGAGGTAAGCACCTATTCTATTTCAAGCGTGATGATATCCACATCAGTCAAATGATTGGATTCCTTCCAGGAGTGGATATCAAAGCGCATGAGAACAATTATGTGTTGGTTGCTCCTTCCGCAACGGATAAAGGGCAATATGAATGGGACATGGAAAAATCTCCTGAAAAAGGGACGATGATTACTCCCTCTAGAGCCTTAATTGAAGCCATCATCCAGCAGTACAAAATCACCAACGGACGTGAATTTGATTACAGCGATGGGTTAAGGTCTTGGGTTAGTAAGGGTCGAACATCCGGAAAGACTAAAACGACAGAACTATTTGAAATCATTGCCAATGGATTAGGCGATGAAGGGAATCGTAATGATAAGCTTGCTAAATTTGTGGGCGGATTATTATGGCGAGGAGTGGACGAAATGGATGTGTTGTCGTTGGCTAAGATAGCCAATGGCAACACTCCGAATCCACTATCGATGCAAGAATTAGAAAGAACAGTAGTAAGTATGATTAACAAAGACAGGAGGTGATTGTGATTGGCGAAGTAGTGAGTTTTTATAAGGATTATGAACCAATAAAAAACAGCAATGGAACTTTAAAGACGAACAGCCCAGTAAACGTGTTGAATGCATTTCGAGCTGACGATCAGTTAAATCTCTATCTGAAGCATAACGAATTCTCTCAAGAGCACGAATTAACAAGAGACATCCAACTTGGAAACACGCTCCTTAAAAAAGGAGAGCTGCCTTCGAATTTTGAATCGGTAGTCAAAGTTTATTTTGAGAACGTCACGGGTGCAGCATTTACATCTCAAGCGATGATAGATGGCATGGAAACCTTCTTATCTGAACGGTCCTATAATCCTGTTAAAGAATATATGGAAGAAGCTGAGAAAAATTGGGATAAACGAAAACGCATTGGACAAATGCTACAAGTCTATCTAGGAGCTAACCAGGACCCTCTAGTGTCTAAAATCGCTGAAATGTGGATGGTAGGCGCTGTTGCTAAAGTATATGAACCTTACGTTAAATTCGACTATGTTCTGGATTTAGTAGGTGGTCAGGGTGTTGGTAAGACCTCATTTTTACAAAAGCTTGGCGGACATTGGTACACGGATGCAGTAACTGATTTTGCGAACAAAGATAATTATGACATCATGCTGAAGCATTTAATCGTGAATGATGACGAAATGGTCGCTAGTGATCGCATGAGTTTTGCGGAAACGAAATCGTTCATCTCAAAAACAAGCTTACGTTTCAGAAAGCCCTACATGCGAAGAACACAAGAATTCGCAAAGAATTTCGTTTTAGCACGAACAAGCAATCACGTTGAATACCTCAAAGATAAAACAGGTGAACGCAGGTTCTTACCTGTGTTGGCAAGTAATGACAAACAGAAAAAGCATCCTATGAAGATAACGGATGAAGTCGTGAAACAAATCTGGGGTGAAGCCGTCACCATTTATAAAAGCGGTGCGGATTTGATGTTTGATGAAGAAACAGAAGCGGAATTAGTTGAATACCGTGAACAATTCATGTTCAGAGATGAGATTGAACTGCAAATTCTTCAATATTTGGAAATGCCCGTTCCTAAGGATTGGGAAACGAGAACTACAACTGATCAGTACATTTATACAACTAAATATTTTGCAAATAGTCCTGACTGGACTTCGGGTGGGCAACCGATGAATCGGGTGGCTACCAGGGAAATTATGTTTAATCTGTTCCATAAAGAATCGAACGACCAAAAACTATCGCGGAAGATTAGTTTCATTATGGATAATTTAATCGATTGGAAGAAACAATCGTACAAAGTTAATGGAAAAACAACCCGGGGTTATAAAAGAATTTTACCTTAAAAAAAGGTTACACGTATGGTGTAACCTTTGGGTAAAATCGGTGTCTACGTGTAACCTTTGACCACACGTAGTTACACGTAGGTTACATGTTTTTTTCGCTACGTGTAACCCTTAGAAACGTTGATTTAATAACGTTTATAGACACTTTTTATATAAAAGGTTACATGTTTACATGTTTTTTTTATAAAAAGTATATTGTAAGTATAAAAGCCTATTAAATCAACATTCTTGTGTTTTTATTTTAATGTTTTTGAAAAAAACGTGTAACCGTGTAACCCTGAGTATTTTTTAAGAAAAAATAGTAAAGGAGCGATGCTCATGAACAATATAAAATTGTATGTCATTAGAGATGCTAAAAGTCCACAATGGTACTTCCAACATATCAATGACTACTCGAGTATGATGGGTTATCTTGCGAAGAATCATCCACGATATACGCATAAATTTACAACTGACATTAAACAAGCGATGCATTTTAAAACGCCAAATGAAGTTTTAGAGTTTATCAAAGAACATGCTATCGAAGGGACTATCGTTAAGGACCCGTATCAAGAACGAATTAGCAAGACGGCATTTAAGTATATGGGTGAGAATTACGGTGAAGCGATCACGTACATCCATGGGATGATTGAAGATTCGAGTGAGAAGATGTTAGCTGCTTCCAAAGCGTTAAAAGTGAATGCGAATACGTTGATTAAATTTATGAAAGACCCGTATTCAGTTGCAGCTCATATTCGAGATCGTATTGTAGAAAACTTGGTAAATCTAGAAAAGGCGGTGAAGTCAATTGGCTAAAATTGATTTTGAAAAATTAAAAGATGATGTTCATTACTTGATTGTGGCGCATTGTAAGTACAAAGATATGTCGATGTATGACAGAGCCTTGAAGCAATTTCAAGAAGATATCAACTATGGACAAATTGAAGAGATGAGCTACAATGAGCGATTCGCTTTCTTACTTGGATTCGAAACGTCGTTGAAGGCAGTAGAAACTATTACTTTAAAAGAAAGTGACAAGCTCAAGAATGCAGCTCGGAGATTAGATAAACCGCTCGAGCAATGCGGACTAATGAGTGCTACATAGGAGGATAAATATGGATGATAAAAACGAAAGCGAAAAACTGATGGAAGAATTGAAACGAATCGGTGAAGGATTCAACAAGTTCATTGAATCAATAGGCGAAGCGTTGAATAAATTATTCTATCCAAAAGAAGATGAATGGGAGATGAAATGTCCGTATAAGATTGGAGATAATTATTGGATAATTTGTGACAGTGGGGAATTTGAAAAGGTAATTTGGAATGACTACAACCTCGACAAGGAAGTATTCATCGCAGGTAACGCCTTCCCAACTAAAGAAGAAGCCGAATTAGAAGCAAAACGCAGAAATCTACTAACACGATTCAGAGCATTCAGAAACGAATGCAATAGGGATTGGAAGCCTGATTGGAGTGAACAAGACTCAAAATACTTTTTATGTTATTCTCAAAAATTTGATATTTTGTCTACCAATGATATTCATATCTGCGAAAGATTTCACACATTCGGTTACTTCAAAACCGAATCCGATGCAAGAAAATCCATCAAGCTCTTCGGTGATGAGATTATCGAGCTGTTCGTGAAGAGTGAGGGGGGAGAAAATGAAAACAATCAACGAAATAAAAGACGATGAATTGGTCTTTAATGAACAAACTCATTCTCAGATAGATGCGTATGATTTAAAACGTGATTGGAATTCGTTTAATGAAGATGAAAGAAGTGGTTGGAGAACCCTTAAAGAAAGAGAAAAAGCAAAAATATCTGCTGAATCTGTATTGGATTGGATATATGACAGCATGGACTCAGAAGGATATGAAGATATGTTTGTTTATTTATGGGACGACACGTCCAAAGAATTTAAGCAAAGATTACAAAAAATACTTGATGAAATTTCTG